GGCATTGAATCAAGCTCCCCTGGGGATCATTGAAGAACAACTTGGGGCGCCCGATATTGAGATCGAGATCGAGGATCCAGAGTCGGTCAACATCCGAATGGATGGTTTAGAGATTGGGATTGAGCCGAAAGAAGAGACAGCAGAGGACTTCAACGCCAACCTGGCTGAGTTTTTGGGGGATGAGGAGCTCTCTTACATCGCCTCTGAACTGATTGGCGACTTTGATGAGGACATTGGATCAAGAAAGGACTGGATCCAGACTTATGTAGACGGTCTTGAACTTTTGGGTTTGAAGATTGAAGAAAGAGCGGAGCCCTGGGAAGGGGCTTGTGGTGTATATCACCCACTTTTAGCTGAAGCCTTGGTCAAATTCCAGGCCGAAACCATGATGTCCACGTTCCCCGCTGCGGGACCAGTGAAAACGCACATCATTGGTAAAGAGACCCAGGATAAAAAAGAATCCGCCAAACGCGTCCAGCTGGATATGAACTATCAGCTGACAGATGTTATGAAAGAGTACAGACCCGAGCATGAAAGAATGCTTTGGGGTCTTGGACTTTCAGGAAATGCGTTTAAAAAGGTCTACTTTGACCCCAATCTAGACCGGCAAGTCTCAATTTTCATCCCAGCCGAAGACATGGTGGTTCCTTATGGGGCTTCAGACCTTGAGTCGGCTGAGCGAGTGACTCATGTAATGAGAAAGACTGAGAACGAGCTTAGAAAACTACAGGTTTCTGGGTTTTATGTAGACGTAGACCTTGGTCCTCCAAACAACAATTTGGATGAGGTCGAGAAGAAGATCGCTGAGAAGCTTGGTTTCCGTGCAACAACGGACAGCCGGTACAAATTGTTGGAGATGCACGTTAATTTGGACATCCCTGGCCATGAACACAGGGATTCAAATGGAGAATTGACTGGAATTGCTCTTCCCTATGTTGTGACCCTGGAAAAGGGTTCTTCTACGGTCCTGGCTATTAGAAGGAACTGGGAGGAGGGGGATGAGACGTATCAAAAACGGCAGCATTTTGTGCATTACGGGTACGTTCCAGGCTTTGGATTCTATTGTTTTGGTCTGATCCACCTGGTTGGAGCGTTTGCCAAGTCTGGGACCTCAATCATTCGGCAGCTTGTAGATTCTGGAACGCTTGCCAATCTTCCTGGCGGATTCAAGACCAAGGGTCTGAGAGTCAAAGGTGATGACACGCCGATCTCCCCGGGAGAGTTTAGAGACGTAGATGTCGCATCGGGAGCCTTAAAAGACAACCTTCTCCCCCTTCCCTATAAAGAGCCAAGCCAGACTCTTTTCCAGCTTTTCAATAAGGTGGTTGAGGAAGGTAGACGTTTCTCTAACACGGCAGATCTTCAAATCTCTGATATGTCCTCCCAGGCCCCGGTTGGAACGACCTTGGCTATTTTGGAGAGGACTCTCAAGACGATGTCTGCGGTTCAAGCTCGTATTCATTATTCGATGAAACAAGAGCTGGGGCTTTTGAAGAAGATCATCGCGGCGTTTACCCCAGAGGAGTACAACTACGAACCAGTCGATGGCCATCGGTATGCAAAGCGGGCCGACTACGACAACGTGGATGTCATCCCGGTCTCAGATCCAAACGCTTCAACGATGGCCCAAAGGATTGTTCAGTATCAGGCCGTCTTCCAACTCGCCCAACAGGCACCCAATCTATTTAATATGCCGCTCCTCTATCGGCAGATGTTAGATGTCCTGGGGATTAAAGAAGCTCAGAAGCTGGTTCCGATGGATGAGGACCAGAAACCGACCGATCCGGTGACTGAGAACCAAAATGTCCTGTCTGGTAAACCTGTAAAAGCCTTTGACTACCAGGACCACAAAGCTCATATCACGGTCCACATGTCAGCCATGCAAGATCCAAAGATCATCCAATTGTTGCAGGGCAACCCAATGGCCCAGCAGATGCAGGCTGTGATGATGAACCATATCAACGAACACCTGGGTATGGAGTACAGAAAGCAGATCGAGCTCCAGCTTGGATTCAATCTCCCGCCCAACAAAGACGAGGCTGGGGAAGAGGTTCATATCAATCCAGAGGTCGAGTCGCTTCTTTCTCCGATCCTGGCCCAGGCTGCCCAAAGACTCCTCCAACAAAACACGGCAGAAGCGGCGCAACAAAAAGCAGCCGCAGAAGCCCAAGACCCTGTTATTCAAATGCAGCAACAAGAGCTGGCGATTAAACAGGCCGAACTCCAGAGAAAAGCTCAGAAAGACCAGATTGATGCCGCTCTCAGGATGAAACAGCAACAAATCGAGGTGGGCCGGATCATGTCTCAACAGGAGACTGAGAAGGAAAAGCTCTTTGCAGAGAAACAGCTTGAGATGTTAAAGCTGGCCGCCGAGATGAGAAATGAGAAAGAGCGGGATGTTGTCAAGATGGGAGTGGACATTGCAAAACAGTTGTCCTCCCAATCCCATCAACGAGACATTTCTGGGAAGACTAAATGACAGAACTCGAAATAATCGCCAAGAACATCGAAGAGAAGGTCCAACAACTAAAGGACTACATGTCTGATGGGCGGTGCGAAAACTTTGAGGAGTATTCAAGAATTAGCGGTGAGATAAGGGGTCTGCTTATCGCTAAAGGTTATGCCTTAGACCTCAAACAAACGATGGAGAAAGCGGATGAGTGAGCTGTTAATCGGTACAAACCCCGATAACCCGGCGATAGTTGGTTCGATAAACCTAGAGGCAACAAATGAGGAGAAGGCTAAACAGTTGCCAACACCCTCTGGATACCGCATTTTGTGTGCGATACCGGAGATTGATAAAGAGTATGAAAGCGGCGTATTAAAGTCTGACCTTACCCTGCATTACGAGGAGCTGTTAACAACAGTCCTTTGGGTGATAGAGATGGGCCCAGACTGCTACAAGGATACTTCCCGCTTCCCCAGTGGCCCATGGTGCAAGAAAGGCGACTTTGTGTTGGTCCGCCCCAATGCTGGCACCCGGGTCGTAATCCATGGCCGTGAATTTAGGTTAATTAATGACGACTCAGTTGAGGCCGTTGTTCAAGAACCTCGCGGCATTCGGCGTAAATAACAGGAGGACAAAATGCCTGAATTTGAGAAATCAGAGTTTAAGTTTCCAGACGAAGTAAAAGCTGATGAGCCTGGTGCGCAAATTGAACTAGAGATTGAAGACGACACCCCAGAGGAAGACCGGGGTCGCCAGCCTCTTCCGCTTTCATTAAAAGAGGAATTGGAAAAAGATGACCTGGAGTCTTATGACGACGAGGTCAAGCAAAAGCTCAAACAGATGAGGAAGGTGTATCACGATGAGCGCCGGGAGAAGGAGCAGGCGTTTCGTGAACAGCAGGAAGCCATCCGTTTGGCCCAATCCTTGGTCGAGGAAAACAAACGTATCCGCTCAATTCTCCAGACCGGCAGCCAAGAGTATGCAAGTACCCTTCAGACTGCGGCCCGGTATGAATTAGATGCGGCCCGTCGAGCTTACAAAGAGGCATACGATTCTGGGGATTCTGACCAGGTCATGGAGGCCCAGGAGAAACTCAACGAAGCCAACATGCGGATGAAGCAGGCAGAGAACTTTAAGATGCCTGCTTTACAACAAGAAGAATATGTAGTACAAAATACCCCATCAGAGCCTGAGCGTCCGGCTAACCCGAGGTTACAAGCGTGGCAAGAGCGCAATCCTTGGTACGGCGAAGACGATGAAATGACAGCAGCAGCTTTGGGTTTGCACGAAAAACTCAAAAAATCTGGTGATGTCGAGATCGGGTCTGACGAGTATTACGCGATTTTGGACAAAACAATTCGCAGACGTTTCCCTGAGAATTTTGAAGGGGAGGCGGGTTCGAAGGCAAAAACTGAGACTCGTACAAAACCGAGCACGGTGGTAGCCCCAGCAATGCGAAGCACAGCTCCGCAGAGAATCAAGCTAAAAGCGAGTCAAGTCGCCTTGGCTAAGAAGTTGGGTTTAACACCGCAGCAGTACGCCCTTGAACTAAGCAAATTGGAGAACCAAAATGGCTGAACAAAACCGAGCATCACGCGAAGTAGCAACCCGAGAAACTTTTGAGCGTCCGAAGCAGTGGATGCCGCCAGAGTTACTCCCGGAGCCTGACAAGCAGGCTGGGTATGCTTATCGTTGGATTCGTGTCTCAATGTTGAATCAACCGGACCCCCGCAATCTTTCGTCCAAGATCCGAGAGGGGTGGGAGCCTGTGCGCATTGAGGAACAACCTAAATTCAAACTGCTACTCGATCCTAATAGTCGTTTTAAAGACAACATTGAGATCGGTGGATTGTTGCTCTGCAAAACCCCGGAAGAGTTTGTTGATCAGCGCAATGAGCACTATCAGAAACAGACTTCAGCTCAGACCGAGGCTGTAGACAATAACTTAATGCGCCAAAGTGACCCGAGGATGCCTCTATTTAATGAGAGAAAGTCTTCGACAAGTTTTGGCAAGGGAACTTAATTTTTTAGGAGTTTAACATGGCTTATCCCACTGTAGATAAACCGTACGGACTCAGGCCAATTAATCTAATTGGTGGTCAAGTCTTTGCGGGTGCGACTCGCCAAATGCAAATTGCAACGACGGATAACG